TGCCTATCTTTATGAGGGCAACTACAAACCCCGGTGGAAGAGGTCATCACTGGGTAAAGAAAATGTTTATTGACCCAGCACCTTATAACAAGGCATATGATGCGACAGATATTGAAACAGGTGAAATTCTCAGGTATCCAGCAGGGCATAGCAAAGCTGGGAAGCCATTATTTAAACGTAGGTTTATTCCTGCTAGACTATCTGACAACCCGTATCTTTCTGAAACAGGTGACTACGAAGCTATGCTCCTGTCGCTCCCAGAGCAACAAAGACGGCAACTCTTGGACGGTGATTGGGATATTAAAGAAGGTGCTGCATTCACAGAGTTTGACCGTGATATTCATGTTGTTGAACCTTTTAATATTCCTAGCAATTGGGTTAAGTTTAGAGCATGTGATTACGGCTATGGTTCTTACAGTGGTGTTGTATGGTGCGCTGTCGCACCGTCTGAGCAAATCATTGTGTACAGGGAATTGTATGTGTCAAAAGTCTTAGCTACTGACTTAGCTGATATGATATTAGAGTTAGAAGCTGAAGATGGAAATATTAAGTACGGTGTTCTTGATAGTTCTCTTTGGCATAAACGTGGTGATACTGGACCATCTCTTGCAGAACAGATGATAAGCAGAGGTTGTAGGTGGAGACCGTCAGACCGAAGCCGTGGTAGTCGTGTAGCGGGTAAAAACGAAATACACAGACGTTTACAGGTAGATGAATTTACAGAGGAACCTAGACTTGTTTTCTTTAATAGTTGCACGAACATCATCTCCCAACTACCGTCCATACCTTTGGATAAAAAGAATCCAGAGGATGTGGACACGAAAGCAGAAGACCACTTGTACGATGCGTTAAGATATGGTATAATGTCACGACCAAGGTTTAGTATATTTGATTATGACCCGATGGGTAGACCCGGTGGCGGTATGCAAGTTGCAGATGCTACCTTTGGATACTAAGGAATAAAATATGGCTGAAGATGAAATTATGATTGAAGATGATGCTATTGCATTAGAAGATACAGATGAGTCTGCTGTTTTTGACGCTGATGTATCCAACATTATTCCTTTTATTCTTGAAAGATATAGTCGGGCTGAAGATTACAGATATCAAGATGAAGAGCGTTGGCTAAGAGCATATCGTAACTATCGTGGTCTGTACGGTCCTGATGTGCAGTTTACAGAAGCGGAGAAGTCACGTGTCTTTATTAAAGTTACTAAGACCAAAACGCTTGCTGCGTATGGTCAAATCGTTGATGTTTTATTTGCTAATAATAAGTTTCCTTTATCTATTGAGCCTACAACACTTCCTGAAGGGGTAGTTGCCGATGTACACTTTGACCCAAAAGAACCGCAACAGATGCAAGCGTCTACTGCGCTTACAAGTCCGTATGGTTTTAGCGGAGATGGAAATGATTTGCCACCGGGTGCAACAGCTAAAAGTCTGTCTGAGAAACTCGGTGTTCTCGAAGAAAAACTAGAACCTGTTCAAGATAAACTAAAAGAAGGTCCGGGTAAAACGCCCACTGCTATTGAATTTAGTCCTGCAATGATTGCAGCTAAAAAAATGCAAAAGAAAATACATGACCAATTAGAAGAGTCTGGTGCAAATAAAAATTTACGTAGTAGTGCATTTGAAATGGCATTGTTTGGCACAGGTATTATGAAAGGTCCATTTGCTAAAGATAAAGAATATCCTAACTGGGATGACGAGGGTAACTATGACCCTATGTTTAAAACTGTACCACAAGTAGACCATGTATCTGTATGGAACTTTTATCCTGACCCAGATTCAAATAACATGGACGAAGCACAGTTTGTAATTGAACGTCATAAAATGTCTCGTTCACAAATGCGTATGCTAAAGAAGCGTCCATACTTCCGTGGTCAGGTTATTGATGAGTGCATCCAGATGGGTGAGAACTACATCAAAAAGTATTGGGAAGATGACCTATCTGATTATGCACCAGAGCATGGCATTGACCGTTTTGAGGTTCTTGAGTATTGGGGTATGGTTGATACCGAAATGCTAGAAGAGCAAAATGTTGAGATACCAGATGAACTAAAAGAGTTTGATGAGTTACAAGCAAATGTGTGGATTTGTAACAATAAACTTATTCGTATGGTGCTTAACCCATTTAAACCAGCTAAAATTCCTTACGTAGCTGCACCATATGAAATGAACCCATACTCTTTCTTTGGTGTGGGTATTGCAGAAAACATGGATGATACGCAGACACTAATGAATGGGTTTATGCGTATGGCTGTAGACAATGCTGTATTGTCAGGTAATCTGCTTATTGAGGTAGATGAAACAAATCTTGTGCCGGGGCAGGACATGTCCATATATCCGGGCAAGGTATTCCGCAGACAATCTGGCGCACCGGGTCAGGCTATCTTTGGTACAAAGTTTCCTAATGTATCATCAGAAAACATGATGTTGTTTGATAAGGCACGTCAGCTATCAGATGAGTCAACAGGTCTACCATCATTTGCACATGGTCAAACAGGAGTAACAGGTGTAGGACGTACTGCTTCTGGTATATCTATGTTAATGAACGCTGCAAGTGGTAGCATTAAAACTGTGATTAAAAACGTAGACGATTATATGCTACGTCCACTTGGTGAAGGTTTCTTCAGATTTAATATGCAGTTTGATTTTGACCCAGAAATTAAGGGTGACTTAGAAGTAAAGGCACGTGGCACAGAAAGTTTAATGGCTAATGAAGTACGCAGCCAACGCTTAATGCAGTTCCTTCAAATTGCAAGTAACCCATCGCTTGCACCTTTTGCAAAGTTTCAATATGTAATTAGCGAGATTGCAAAATCAATGGACCTTGACCCTGATAAAGTAACCAACAATATGAGTGAAGCAGCACTGCAAGCAGAACTAATGAAACAGTTCCAAGCACCATTGCCACAGGAACAAGGAGGCATGACACCGCCACCGGGTGCTGATGCAATGGACCCAACAGGTGCTGGTGGTGGAAATATAGGCACTGGTCAAGCACCAGTTCCGGGTGAACAAGGATTTAGTGGAAATGGACAAGCAGCAGGTACTCAGCCGCCTCAAGCCGATGGTGGGCAACAACCGCCAGTGGGAAGCATTCAGTAGTTATCTTGATTTAGCTATTGAGCAGCACCAAAAGGTGTTGGAACAATCAGATGATACAATAATGATGCACCGTCAGCAGGGTGCTATTACAGCTTTACGTAAACTTAAATATTTGCGAGATGAAGTAAATGGCTCTGAATGAACAAATGCGTCTTGCAGCAATTAAAGAAGCTGAAGATATAGATGTAGGTGTTGATAGACGTTCTAAAGAAGAAATTCTTGCGGAGCAAATGAGGGGTTTAAAATCTACTGGCAAGTTTATTGGTGAAACTGCGGTAGAATCTATTCCCGGTGTTAGCGAAAGTATTGCAGTAAGAAATGTTTCTCGTGATTTAAAAGAAGGTGACTATACAGGTGCAGGTATTGAGGCTCTTGCTGGTTTGGCTGGTCTTGCCCCAGCAGGAGGAGATGTACTAGCTAAAGCTATAAGAACATTTAAACCTAAAAAAACAGTAAAAGCATACAAATTATTTACAAAAGGAAAAGATGGTAATCTGTATCCTCTTTTTGTAGATGCAGACACTCCTATAAAACAAGGTGAGTTTATAGATGCGGTAATACCTAAAGCAGCTTTTAAAGCACCTAATGGTAAGTTTTATGTACCTTCAAAAGGAACAGGCGGTAAAAAAGGAACAGGCGATAGCATTAAAATACCAGATGATGCTACTAGACAAAAACTTATAGAGGAAGGTTTTTTACCTAAAGGCTCAAAAGCAAAAACAGTAAAAGCTGTTGCTATGAGACCGGGATGGCATGCAGGTGACTCCCCTGCTGCTCCACATATTGGAAACGAATATAAAGGTAAAAAATATCGTAGTGAAGACCAAGTTTGGGCTGAAGTAGAAATGCCAGCAGATACTGATTGGCAAACAATTGCTAATAGTAGAGCAAGTATTGTAAAGTCTGGAAAACGTAAAGGTAAAATAAACGTCAAAGAGGCAGAGATAACTGACCAGATTCCTGATTCAGGCTTTTACCGATATAAAACAAATCCAAACATGCAGGGTAACTGGTTAATTAGTGGTCAAATGAAAGTTAATCGTGTGCTTGATGCAGACGAAGTAAAAAAATTAAACAAAGAAGCGGGTGCAGAAGATTTACCAACTCTTAATGAGTTAAAAGCAAAGGACATGGCAAAGGGCGGTACAGTAATGGACGATTATCAATTTGCAGAACTTAAAATGGACAAACAGCAAAAGTTTGCTAAAGGTGGCATGTCAAAACAAATGGAACTGTTTGAGCCTGTAGAGGGTGCATTTAATGAAGGTGGCCTTATGGATGAAGGCGGTACAATTGACCCAGAGTCAGGTAATGATGTACCAGTAGGGTCTACACAAGAAGAAGTGCGTGATGACATTCCTGCTCAGTTAAGTGAAGGTGAGTTTGTTTTACCTGCTGATGTAGTACGTTATCATGGTTTAGAAAAAATTATGGAGTTACGTGACGAAGCTAAAGCTGGTTTGGCTAAAATGGAAGCTATGGGTCAAATGGGTAACTCAGAAGAAGCTACCTTGCCTGATGATGTTCCATTTAGCATGGATGATTTAGAGTTAGAAGATGATGGTATGAACTTTCAGGTTGGTGGATTTGTACCACCACCAAATATAGGCTTTCAACAATCTCAGTTTGCTAATTATCAGCCACAAATTTCACAACCTGTAGTACAGCCATCTACTGTACCAATGTATCAAGCACCAACACAACAATTTACTCCCACACAAACTGGCTCTGTTCCTAGCTTTGCTACATTTACTCAACCTAAATCTGTAACATATTATCACGCAGATGGACGTACTATACAAATTCCTGTAGATGCTAATGGTAATCCATTGATACCTGTTCCTGCAGGTTTTACAGCGACTAAACCTACTGCAGATGCTACTGCTCCAACAACGCCTACAACAACAACTGCACCACCACCTAGTAGTAGTGGAGGAGGAGATGGAGGTGGTGTTATTACACCCACTCCTAAATCTGATTTAGAAAAAGAACAAGATAGTATTAAAGCAGACCCACGTTTTAAGGATATTCTTGAAGAATTTGACAACAGGACAGGTATACAAAAATTTGCTGACACAGTTGCTGGAGTATCCCCTGTGTTAAGTATTTTTGGGGGCGGCACACGTTCAAAAGAATATGCTCAGTTAGAAGCCGATTTAGTACGTGGTGTTCAATCTGTACCTGCTGACCAAAGGGACGAGTTATATAAAGAGTTATCCATAGCTACTGAACAGGCAAAGCAAGGGCGTTCACCAGAACAAGGTCTTGCTCCTGTTATTGATATGACTACGCCAAAAGCTAGAGCAAAATTAGCAGAAGAAGGAAAATTAACAACTTCTCCAGACCAAGTTCGGCAAACAGGTGTTGAAACAGCGCAAGTAACAAAAGAAGGTCAAACTGCTGCAGAAGCTGCTGAAATTGAACGTCAAGAACGGGGTATATTTGGACCTGAAGGAATTGATGATACACCAGAAATTACCAGTGAAATAAAAGGTAGGACAACAATACCTGCTGATTTTGCTACTACAACTACTCGTTCTCCTACAAGAGGGGCCATAGCTGCTGATGAATTTGCAGATACACAAACAAAAGGTGCTTTTGATATAGAACAATTTGAACGTGGCTTTGAACCTACAGGTGAAAGAACACCTTCAGACCCAACAGAGTTTAGCGCACCTAGTCGTGTAGAAGCAACACAAAGAAGACAAGACGCTACTGCTGCACAAGCACAAGCAGCCGCAGGAGCAAGAAGAGAAGCGCAGCCTACACGAACAGAATCTCTTGAATCACGAGATGACTATCAAAACAATGTTTCAAAGTATGAAAGTAGAGGATATAGTTCTTCTGCTGCTCGTAGTGCAGCAAGAAATAAAACACGAGCAGATGATGAGGCTCGTGCAAATACAGGAAATCCAAAATCTACTGCTGTAACAAGTAGTAGTGGTAAAGCTGTTCGCAGTTCTTCTGGAGCAGTAGTTACTAATACACCTCCTGAAGATGATGGTGGCAGTGAAAAGTCTATTGTTTGTACTGAAATGTATCGTCAAACTCAATTAGATGATTGGGCAAAGGCAATGAAAATTTGGAATGTATATCAAAAGAAACACTTGACACCAGCACATGAAATAGGGTATCATTGGTTATTCAAACCTTATGTGCGTGGTATGCAAAATAGTAACATGCTTACTCAAATTGGTGCATATCTCGCACAAGAACGCACAAAACACCTTAAACATATAATGACTAAAGGCCGTGCTAAAGATAGTTTAGTTGGTAATATATGGTGTAAGTTTATACATCCTATTGTATATGTAGCAGGAAGAATTAAAAATGGCTGAAACAGTTGAAGAATTAAAACAAGAAATGGCAGACCGTTATAATAATCTATCTAATGATGAAAAAGATATTATAGGTAGTATGGTAGGCACAGAAGAATTAAGAGTTTTAGGTAAAGTGCTTGGTCCTGAAATATCAAGGATTGCAGACTTATCTGCTATCAAAACAACATCTAAACCTAAAAAACGTGGACTAGGAACACGATAATATCCTAGATAACTCAATGGCTACCTAACCCCCCAACACTGGCTACGGTTAGCCCCAAAGGAGAAAACAATGGCTGAACAAGCTATTATGGCAGAGGAGATGCAACCAGAAAAAAAGGTTGCTTTTGTAAGTAAACCGTACTCGCAAGAAGAGCGGATTCAAAAAGAAGAAAAAGAACTGGAACAACTGCTAAAAGAACAAAAAGGTGAAGTAGAAGAGCCAGAGAAAAAAGAAGTTGAACCTACAAGTGCAGAAGAAAAAACATTTAAAAAGCGTTACTCTGACTTGCGTAGGCATCAACAAAAGCAAGCAGAAGAGTTAAAAAAAGAAATAGAAAGTTTAAAAACTCAGCTTTCTGTTGCTGCACAAAAGGAAATGAAGCTACCTAAGTCTGATGAAGACATTGAACAGTGGGCAGAAGAATATCCTGATGTAGCAAAAATTGTTGAAACAATTGCTATAAAAAAAGCTAAAGAGCAAAATGCTGCTCTTGAACAGCGTATGAAAGCAATTGATGACATGCAACAGTCTGCCACTAAAGAAAAAGCTGAAGCAGAGTTGATGCGGTTGCATCCAGATTTTGATGAAATTCGGGACAGTGATGATTTTCATATGTGGGCTGACGAGCAGCCTAAGTGGGTACAAGATGCACTGTATGAAAATGATAGTGATGCAAGGTCAGCAGCACGGGCTATTGACTTGTATAAAGTAGATAGAGGAATAACAAGTGAGAAGAAATCTAAAAAGGATAAAAGTGCTGCTGAAGCTGTTTCAACGAAACGTGAACGAAACACACCTCAAGCAGACGAATCTTCCGCTTATTTAAAGGAGTCTCAAGTTCAAGCGATGTCTCCGCAAGAATATGAGAGGCGTTCCGAAGAAGTTATGGAAGCAATCCGTACTGGTAAGTTTACCTACGACATATCTGGTTCTGCCAGATGACGGTAATATATAAACCGAAAAAGGACATGGAACTTTTTGCTCCGTTTGGACCTACGATGGGTTACTTTCGTATGCCAGATGAATTAGTAGAAAGTTTGAATAGTAAAA